CAGATTTTTGAAGATGTAAATTATCCTGTTATCTTAGATGACTTGATGTTATTTGTAGATGAGAATAATATTGCTCTTAAAAATAAAACATTACATTAAGGAGTTGTATGAAATATAATGAAGACAAAATAATACAAGAAATATCCGATTATATTACAAGTACGTATGGTGAACACTATAGTACCACAAAAGACGGATTTCAAGTACAAGATATGTTAAGACAATTAGGTATTGATAAAGATTTTTGTCAAGCCAATGCCATCAAATACTTGTGTAGATACGGTAAAAAGAATGGTAAGAATAGACAAGATTTACTAAAAGCTATTCACTATATTATTTTATTAATGAGTAGTGAAGGTGAAACAAAATTAAACTAATAACAAAAGGACTATATTATGACAATTGATACAAATGTTTATCCTATGAAAGAAGACTTAGGTAAAAACTTATACAGAAAGAAAACCTATTATACACTTGTGATTGAACAAGAAGTATTAGCAAAAGATAAAGAAGAAGCTGAACAAAAGTTTTTAGATGGTGGTGGTATTGACCATTCACAGATCAACCACGAAATTACAGAAACAAAAGATGGTGTTGAAACTTATATGGTAGATGCCAATTATACTGAAAGTGGTGACTTAGAATATATGGGTAAAGTACAGTATGAAGACGAGGAATACGCTGAGGAAGATGGATTAGTTGAAATATGTTCTTATGCTACAGAAACTATTAAACCTACTGAAATGTCTGAGGAAGAAGAAAAAGAAAAAGATAAAATTAATAATATGTACACAGAAAAAGGAGTATAATTATGATAAACGAAATAGCAACAATTGATATACTTAATTCCGCATTGGATAAATTAAGTGAAATTAACTATAATGATATAAAAAGTATTGAAAGCAAAGTAGTGGATGCCAAAGATACCTTAATTACTTATAGAGATAAACTTCAAAAAGAAGTTGATGAATTTGATAAATGGGCAGAAACTCAATCAAATATTGATACAGCAATACAGTTGGATGCTGAAGAACAAAAGTAGAACATTTGGTAAATTAACGCTTGACAAATACAACAAAATATGATAGGATATAGTTAAGAAATGGCAATATTATACACAAAAAATACTAGTGGTGCTATTCGTAAACTAAGAAATAGAAAACCTACAAAAGAATATTTACTTGCCCTTAAAAAACATATTAAATGGTTAAAAAGTTTAGGTCTGAATATAAACGAAAAAGGTAGAATTGTTATGAAGAAAAAAGTTAATACTGGAACAATAATGTTTAGTGACATTAAAAAGGATCCTAATTTGAGAATGGATGCTCAATATTATTTAAAACAAAAATTTAGTGGCGGAACAAAACCTGTACACAACTGGAGATTGCAAGAAAGTAAAAAATTTACAATTGCACCTGCTTATAACAAGGGTGGATACCAAGTAATTACGCAGAAAAACGTAAAGGATATTGGTAAATGAGCTGCGACAATTTGTCTATTGCATTTAAAAGAATTATGGTATATACTATTTCTATAAACTTAAAAAAAGGAGTTACATTATGAAAAAGTTTTTAATTACAATTGCTATTGTTAATAGTTTATTATGGTTTGGTTTATCAAGTATTGCTAAATCAGATGAAACAAAAATTACATTACCGTCAGATGAATATACAACTGCTGTAATTGGTCACGTTATTAGAAACTTTGATAAGATGGACCATGATGCAGTAATGAAAGCAGAATTACTAAGAATAGCACACACGAATGCTATTCAGATGTTACAAGTGTTACAAACACATTTACCAGCGATGTTAGATGGTGTTATAACAGATATGAAATTAAAAGCAGATAGTGAGTACAAGTGCTCGCTCACTCCTGATTACAAAACCAACGAGTGCAAATAGAGGAGAACGTTATGGATATAAAAGAAAAAATAAAAAACAATGATTTGAGTATGCCACAAATTATTGCAGAATTTAACACTTACAAAACAAATGCTGAGAAAGCAAAGTTTTTAAGAGAAATGGGTCAATTAGGTTTACCTTATGATGTTAAATGGGAAAATTTAGCAAAAGTATATGAAGGTACTAAAAGCTGGCCTAAAGTTTTGAGTAACGCTCAAAAAGACGAAGATATATTGAATGATTATAAATCAGGTAAATATATTGATCCAGTTGGAGAAACAGATGAGGAAGAAACTCTTACAATGCGGGAGTTAAATGCGATTATCTAGTATCTTATTGATGCTAATGTTAACCAATTGTACTATGGGTATGAAAGATAGAACAACACATGCAGGCATATTTGTTGACCATTTAAACAATATGCCTATAGGTAAAACAAATTATTTACTATGGCACAATGTAAATACTGGTAATAAAGGTGAAATTAAAATCACAAGAAGTTATTATCAAAAGAGTGGTGCTAAATGTGTTGACTATCAATCTGTAGTAAATATCCAAGATAGCTGGCCTATGAATTATCTAGGTAGTTTAGATAGATCAACTGAATTTGGAAAAGCATGCCAGATGCCTGACGGTAGATGGAGAATTATAAACAGAATGAAATAATGAGAGAACCAAATTATAATGTTATATTTTTTATTGTTTTATTACTTACTATTCTTATATGGAGTAAAACTATTGCGGATGAAAACCAACCAAAATTTACAAAATCAAATTGTGTAATGGAAATTATCTATGACGAAAACATGGAAAACGAAGTCAGTAAAAAAGTAGTATGTAGAGACGGAGTTGTAGGTCCTACTTACTGGCAGTTATTTGCTCAATTTTACTACAATGGAAACGAAGTGCCACCTTATTGTAGAAAAATTAGTAATAATGGTTGGAAACCTAAAACCGTATGTTTAACAGAAAAAGGCACTTGGGAGAAACAATGATTAAATTAATTTTTGGTATGATAATAGGTGGGATTATTGTTTATCATAATCCAGATATTGGTTATGATATTTGGCATAATTCAATTGAATACATTAGAGAGATAATAAAGGAGAACTAATAATATGAAAAAATATATAATGATTTTTGCTTTAGTTTTTAGTACAAATGCTATTGCAGATACAACGTGTGACAACCAAGGAACTTGGTTTGAAAAAGAATGGTGTGAAACTGTTGAATTTCAAAAGACAAGTTGGAATAACGGCAAAGAACAAGTAAATAATACATTTAATCAAATTGCTGATGGTGTTACAAAAGTAATGACAACAATAACATCAAATAACTAATAGGAGAAATGATGAACAAATATATAATGATAATCTTACTAGGACTTATAGTAACAGGTTGTTCTAGTACGGTGCAAGTGAAACACGAAGGTACTACTAAAAGTGGTATGTTAGAAGAAGTACCTAAATGGTTTGTTGAGAAAAAAGGTAACAAAGGTGTCTTTGGTAAAAAAGATAAATTTTATCTTTATGGTGTGGGTGTAGCAACAAGTCCAGACCTACAATTAGCAATGGAAAAAGCAACCATGATTGCAAAAGCGGATTTAGCAGATGTGATGCATGGTGAAATGAATAAAAATGCTAATTTGTATATACAAGAAGTAGGTGCTGAAGGTGCTAAAATGGTTAACTCTCAGGCAGAATCCACAATTGTAAATTTAATTAAACAAACAAAAGTACAAGGTTACGAACAATGGGAAGTTGCTTTATCTATTACGAGTAACAATGAGTATAGAGTTTATATGGGTTTACAGTTGCCGTTAGGTGAATTGAATAAGTTACAGAAACTTGTAAAAGCTGAGATAAACAAGAACATAAATATGGAAAATGGTGATATTGCCATTGAAAATTTAAGTAAAATAGCAACGGAGTAAAAATTATGTATATAGTATATTCAAAACCAAATTGTACCTATTGTACAAAAGTAAAAGGTTTATTGAAACAACTTGAATTACCATATGAAGAAAAAATGTTTGGTAAAGATTTTACTTCACCTGAACAATTATTTGAGGCAGTAGGTAAACAAGTAAGAACTATGCCACAGGTAATGTATGGTGATAAACTTATAGGTGGTTATACTGATTTGAGAGAACACCTAATAAATGAAGGTAAAATCAATTTTCAAGGTGAAATCAAGGAATAATCTTTGGTGTACCAACCCAGGACGGATAAAACCAACCAAGTGCATAGTGTATGACAGCAAAAATAATCTCATTTTTAACAGGTAAAGAATTACCAAATAATAAACTTACTACTGATGAGAAGGAATCTATTGAAGTAAAATTAAAAAGAGAAGAAAAAATTAAATATGCAAAAGCAATTACAGATGATTTAATGATGCACATAATTCATAGTTGTCACCATGAAGGATTAAATATTGGAAAACCTGATCCAAAAGTAGCAAATAAAACTTTTATGGATTTAGGTATTTTTTTAGAAGCATTTAGAGGATTAATATATAGAGAATTAGATTTGAAACACCCATTTCATTATGTAACAGACAATTATATGTTTCCACAAAAAGATGAGAAGTCAGGTAAAACATATTCTGTTATTGATTATGAAGGTAAAAAAATTGTTGATAGAGAAGACAATGATGAAATTGAATTTGAAGGAGAAAATTTAGACAAT